TCGCTTGTATGCTTCTGAACCGACAGGAATGCCTGAATTAGCTAATTGAGTGTTTAATGCTTCACGACCTTGTGCAATTTGGGGTGCAAGGCGTTGCATATAAGCATCTTGGTAGCTTTGGCTAGGATTAAAACCAGTTGTAGGCAATTTGCTAGTATCAAACGGGGTGTCAAGCATAGTGTTGACATAACCCAAACCTTTTTGAGTTAATTTGCCAAGACCTAAACTAGCTTGATTTTGATAGTCTAAAAGTTGTTGTTGTTCAGGAGCAAGGGATTGCGTAGCTTTCCACATAGGATTGCCAAACTTATCTTCGCCTGAAACTTGATATTCAAGCGAGCCATAAGGAGTGTATTGATTTACACGATTTGCGGCAGTAGCGGCTCTTGCCGCATCAAGATTTCCTGACGCAGTTTCTTTTGCGGCCGCCGTATAGTCGGGTGCTGGTGGAGCACTAGCTGACTTTCCCATATCTTTCTCCTAAAAATCTACATTTGTCTTTTGACATTACAAAAAACAACAAATCTCCAGTAGGAAAAACATCAAGTAATCGTGCTTGTTCCTCAAACCCCAATTTCTTGACAAATTCTACCGACTTGTCGTTACTACTAATTACTGGGGCAATAATCTTATCTACCCCTAATTGTACAAAAGGATAATCAAAAATGGTATGTAAATATTGCTTATTTAACCCTTTTTCAAGATAAATATGGCAAGTTACCGATTTTTTATTAAAGTCCTCGTACCAAACTACTGATTCTATTTCATCTGTTACCCAGCCAATTGTGCTTGAATTTTCAGGTGTCCATACCATGTTTAACTTGTCGGCTATAAATGGCCCTAATAAATCCTTGTCAAAACATAGCACTACAGAACTCCACCTTTTTCCATTACATAATCGGTTGATGCCCAATGAAACTCAATACCTTGTGATGCCACATTTAAGTTAATAGAACCGCTAAATCCAAGACCGTTTACACCCTGCCAAAACCTAGTAACTACAAGGTTTCCACCCCAGTTAGCGTTATCCCATACTGCTGTGTCCCAAATACCTGCATCTAATGTAGATGGATTAAAAGCTATTTGGTTGGTCAATGGTACTGTGTCAAAATCCGTGCTAATACCGCATAAAACGGTCGGTAAGCCATAATTTGTCTGTAGTATAGGGCGTACTAGGGTAAAGCGTTTAAGTTGTCCACGACTGTCAAAATAGCTGTAGGCTTGCTGTGCATTTGCAACAATATTTGATCCAGCATCAGAAGTATCTGAATAAAATTGGGCAACAAAACCGTTACCACCAAAGTAAATCTTATTGTCCCCTGATGCTTCCCAACAAATAGCGTTTATTCCAGTAAATCTAGCCCAAGACTTTGTAATCGTGTGCATAACATACTGCTCATATCCTGTACCAACAGGAATATTTAAAATCAACATATTTTCACTAGCAAAATAGTTAATTTGCCAGCCAAATTCAGCATAAAAGTTAGTTGCCGCTTGGCTTACAGCGTAGAAAATCTTGTCGGTTAAGTTAATACGGGGATCTAAACGGGATGATTGTAGGGCGGCAGACATTGGTACTAGACCGTCTTGGGTCAGCAATAGCAGGTCACCACCAAACTTAAAAAAGCACCGTCTAGCAAAGGTTTGACCCATCTGCCATACACCGACTTCAGACCAAGCATTAGGATCGCTAGGGTTTGTACCCTTATAAACAATGACTTCACCCATGCTAGTAACAAAAGCGGATAGGTCATCAACGCCATAACCAGCGTCAAGTGTCCATGTTCCCATTGCTTGCAAGAAGCCACCTGAACGGGCTACTGATCCTAGTGGAAAGTCTAATGCCGCACCACCGATAGATTCAACGGGCAAATACCAAAATGTCATGCTGTTCTTTTGTACAAAAAACAACCTGTTTTGGCACATATTAATGTTAATAAAGGTGTTGCTGTTTGCTCCCGTAATACCCAAAACCGTGTAAGTTCCAACTACGGTAGCGTCTGCGGCTGGTGCTGTAGCCATCGTGTAGGTAAAGGTATTTGCACCCGTTACGGTAACAAAATAAGTTCCGTTGTAATTTGATGCTGTAGCACCGCTAATAACAACCCGATTGCCTGTTGCTAAACCGTGGGCGGTTGCAGTTGTCAGGGTAGCAGTTAAATTGCCTGAACCACCCCTAGTAATAGTGCTAATAGCAACGGCTGTAGTTGTAGTAGCCATCTTGTACCAGCGAGTACCATCATAAACAATGGCTGGGTCTGTACCGTTTACAGCTATTAAAAAGTTGCCACCATCGGTACTAATCATGCAATGTTGAAACTTGCTGTTAGATAACCCTGTTAATACAGAAGTTGCAGGATTAGTCGATGCGTTATAAACAACCCCACCAGCAATAGCAAACAGCGTGTTTGTACCGCTATAGCTTGCGTAATTCATTAGGGTTTCTACATTACCCGTGATCCCAGTAGAAGTCTTTGTGTACCCTTTTCTAAGGGTTACATCGGTAGGCGTAGGAAAGAAATTGACTAATTGAACCGCATCTAATGGGTTCATTTCAGCTAACGAATCCCTAGCATTCCAGCCCCCAATTGGGGAAGCTAGTGAAGTAGTGGTGGCTGTGAACTTCTTAGCGACAGCCATTATTAAGACCCGTAGCCAGTATCAGGAATGTTTGCCCAACCAATAAGCACGGCACTTGGAGCAGGTGCAAAGGATAGAGTAGCAGAGCCTTTATCGTTAGCTTTAGCTACGCTTAAATAGCGTTGGTAATCTTGTTGCAATGCGGTAGTGTCAAATGACTTGATTTGGAAGTATTTAAGTTTAGTTGCCAATACAATAATGGTGTCATCTAATACGCTTGTATCGGTATCAGCGGTAAAACTGTTTTTAACAACATTAGCGGCACTTCTTACCCAGCCCTTAGAACGGTACTCAAACCCTAGATATTCTTGGGTGTTGTATGGTGGCCATATTTGAAAAGTGTTACCAAGAATACGCCAACGAACCCGTGGGCCTGTTGAAATATAGCCTGACTTAAGCCATTGCCATTGCTGGGCATCAACTGGGCCAAGCATTTGCCAATGTTTTGTTTTATCCCAATGCGTATTGTCTGTAATGGTTTCGTAGTCAGATGGTAACGGGTAAATGGTTTTACTAAAAGTTACAGAACCAGCTACGGATGTTGCTGAAGCTAACTGACTAGAAGTTAAACTAGCTGAAGTAAGAACTTCATCAACATAAGAATCTTGGGGAATTGATGTCCCTACAATGGAATAAGTGTTGTCAAGACCTGCGGTACTAGGAATGTTATTTAATAAATAACTGCCATTCGTAGTGTTGCAGGTCGTGGTTATTGCGTTTGTATAAAACCGATATTCCAACTCCAATGCTTGCCAATCGTATTCCTTAACCAAGTCATACCCTGAACGGTTCATTAACGCAAGAATTTGTTGCACATCTTGGTTAGTGTTACCTGCTACATAAGTAGGTACGGCTAAGTTAAGTTCAGCGGTGACTTGCTGGACTAATTGGAGCATTGTTGATGACATATTAGGCTTCCTCTGTGGCTACCGCTTTTTTACGGGGTTTCTTTTCACCAACAGCGGCAAGTATAGCGGTCATCTGATCTTGCATTTGAGCCAGCTTCGCATCTGTTTCTGCCTTTATTTTAGCAGTTTCTAGATCTTTTTTGGCAAGTTCTTCTTTTAAAGCGTTAATTTCACTTTCACGCTTGTCTGTTTCTGCTGAATTTGTTGCTAGATTTAAAAATGCCTTTGCCTTGTCACGGAACGCAAAAGGTGACATTCCTGCCGCCATTCCCATACGCTGTAACTGCAAATCTGACGCACTTGCAATAGCTTCTACGGTAAAAAACTTTATAGCCCGTAGTTCTTCAGCTTGGCTTTTAGATACTAAAGGCCACTCTGCTACAGGTGTTCCAACCACTTCTTCATCGTTTGCACCCACTCTATTCATATAGTTAGCCCATTGAATAGGAAAACGCTGTTTGTGCTGTTGAAGTGCGTAAGTGTCTATTTCAGTAAGAGTATCGCCAGCAACGCAAATATGCACAAAATCAAACTCTTTGTATATTGGTCTGCCAGCATCTATTGATTCTTGCTCTTGTTGTATGGGTTTTTTGTAAAAGCGTACTTGTAAGCGTGAATCTGCTCCATGCTCATCTGAGGGTAGTGCCATT